CGTACTGCTCCTGCACCATCGCCACGAACAACCGCCACTCGTTCAAATCCGGCGTCGGGTCGGTGCGATCCGATTGGAGGTCGCCGTGACGGCAGAACCCACCGCGTACCGGGTCGGTTGTCCACTGGCACGGCAACCCACGGGCCACCAGCCGCTCCGCCACCCCCTTCACGAACTGGACGGTGCCGGGATCCGACAGGCTGAACGTGCGGGCGAACCCCTCCACCGACAGGCCGTCGCTCAAGCTGTTGAGCGGGCCGGCGTGCCAGGCCTTCATGTCCCAGTCGACGAGTTGCGTCGCCTCCCGTCCGTTCTTCGCGTAGAGGCGGTGGTAACTGACCTGAGCGGCGGGGTTCAAGCAGTGACGGACGGCGCTGTCGTAGCTGCCTTCCGGGGTGTGGCAGACGATGAGCCGGACGGCTGCGTCGCCGTGGATGCGTCGGGACTGGTTCGGGCTGGGCTTGGTGACGATCAGCATCAGTCGGTGCTCTCGAGGTCACGCAACCGCAGCTTGATCAGGTCGGCCTGGTTGCGGGCCAGCCGGCGGAGGAACACCCGCTCCTGGTTCGACAAGCCAGCGAACAGGGTGGGCGGGCTGGCGGTAATCGCGGCGATGGCGGTACGGAGAATCGGCAGCTGCTGCTCGAGCCGTTCGTCCAAGGTGCGTTCCGTCACGCCCGCGGTTTCCTCGATCCCCGGCGTCGACGCATCGTGTGCGACAACCACCGCGTTGACCGCCTGCTCGTCGGTGTCGTCGGGCACCTCGATCACGAGGGTGGTTCCGTCCCCGGTCACGCCGGCGCCCGCGTAGCCGCTCTCGCGGTCGGGGCGCAACGCCGGAAGGGCTGCGAGGAGTTCGTCGTGGAGCTTGTTGAGCCGGTGCGGTGTGGTGTAGGTGAGGATCATGCGCGGATGAAGTACCCGGCCATCCAGCTGTTCGTGTGGGCGAGGTTGAGCGACCCGACGGCGTCGTGGTAGGCCCACAGTCGGACGCCGTCGGTGTTGGTGAGCTCGGCGACCGCGACGGTTACGGCGGACACGTTGAGGGTGGCGGGGCTACCGTAGAACCCGTCGGCGAGGATGTTGGCGCCGGCGGGGGACGCGCCCTTGTAGATGTAGAGTCCGGCGCGTTTCCCGTCGGGCACGCTCAGGAAGTGGACGGCGGCGGCGATGAGGTAGAGGCCGGTGACGGCGGGCGTCCAGGTGTAGGTGGTGGTGTCGTAGGTGCCGCTGGGGTCGAACGTTTCGCTTTGGAGTTGGGCGATGGCGCCGCCGCTTGCGACGGACTGGTTTGTGGTGGCTCGGTAGGCACGAAAGGATGGGGTGCCGGTGCCACCGCCGCTTGCCGCTGCCCACTTGATGCCGGTGGCTTGGGCGCTGTCGGCGGTGAGAACGTGTCCGTCTGTGCCGACCGCAAGCCTTGAGGCTGCGTCGGCGGCGGTGGCGGCAATAATGTCGCCCTTTGCGTCAAGGATGGAGACCGGCAGCGTTTCCGACCCGCCACCGGTCGCGTCGATGGTGATGGTGCCGTCCGCGTTATCTGTCCCGGACAGGTTGGTGCCGAGAACGAGGCCTGTGAACCGGTCGGTCGGCACTAGTACGTCACCTCGATCGTGGGCCACTCCCAGCTAGTGCCGCCGGTGCCGTTCGCGGTGAGCACCTTGCCTGCTTCCTCCGCGTCGGTGATGTTGCCGAGGGCGGCGAGCGACGCGACCTCGCCGGCGGTAAGTTCCTTAGACCAGATGGACGCTTCGTCCACCTTGCCGTACAGGTCGGCGTAGTAGGTCCCGGTCAGGCCGACACCGCCGAAATCCTCTTGTCGCCCCTCATGCCCGATCCACACTTGGTTCTCGTCGTTGTTTACGAGGGCGTGCGTGTCGGTGTCCGAGTCCGCCAGTCCGCCGTTGATGTAGAGCTTGATCGCGCTGGTACCGTCGTAGGTTCCGCACACATGGAACCACTGGTCAGCGGGGGCATAAGCGGCTACCGCGGTCGGGGCCACAGCGTTTGTCGGCTGCCCCCGGTCGAACCACACAGCGGCCGACGGCTGGGCTGGAGCCCAGCGGCCAGTCAACTTCCAACCGGAGAAATACGTTCTGCCGGCGGCGTCGGACTGGGTGAGACAGTTCATGATCCCCCCGTCGAACGTCTCGACCGCCTCCGGGAGCAACCACACCCACGCGGCGACGCTGAACGGAACGTTGCCGACGAACCTGAACCGGTCGTTGTTTCCCGTTGTGCCAGACGCGAGAGTGGTGGTCAGGTAATCCTGTTCGTCCGCCGTCCCGAACGTGCTGGAACCGCCAGCAATGTGCTCGACCTTGTCGGTTAGGTTCGGGAACGCCACCGCCCCGTCGTCCCATGTGGACGGCAGCGCGCCGGGATCCACATCCTTTGTCATAGGGTCTGTGCCCGCATCAATGCTTAGATCGGCGGGGTCGGCAGGGTCGAACTCGCTGGTGTCCAAGTACGGCTCGTCAGCATCCCCGAGCCGCCAGTAGCCGACGAGGTCGCCTAGGGCTTTCGCTGCGGCGTAGTAGCTGCCCACGTCGATGCCGCTACCCAACGCCAACCCTGGGATCGGATCCGTCCCACCGGGCAGATGGGTGCGGCCGTGATACGCGGGGCCGCTCACGAGAACACGTCCGTGGTGTAGTACGCCGCCGGGGACACGTTCACCGTGAGCGACACCATGTCGTAGGTGGGGTTCAACGGACGGATCGTCATTTCGGAGCCCTCTACGAACATGCTCTCGAAGTACGGGATGAGGGATCCTGGGTATGAATGGCTGAGGGTGATTCTGTCGCTCACGTCCACCCCGGCCATGAGCGCCCACGTAGCCGCTGCCCTGTCGTCGTCCGGGTGGATGCTGAGGAAGGTCAAAGATTCGACCCTCGTCCTAGGCAGGGCGTAGTTCGCGACATAGAAGTCTGCGAACAGCCTGCACTCAGGGCCGGCGTCCAGCCCAGTGGTGGTTCCCTCGAACGTGATTAAGTCACGAGCCGACCACGAGCGGTACCCGTACGCGGTGATACTGGCGGGGTCGGTGCTGATCTGCCCTGGAATGTTCGCCTCCGTGAACGTCTGCACCGGGGTACCCGCGATCGGGTAGCGCGGGTAGGCGATGGCGGCGTTGTAAATCATCCGACGAGAGCGCGACCAGCGGAGCGGCGGACGGATCTGCGCCAACGTCGGGTCGGCCCCGATGGCGGTGCCGTCGCCGCACTGCCAGTCGTTGAAGTCCCAATTGGCGCCTGCAGCCTCTACTCCCTCGGGGTCGAACCGGGCGAACCGTCCGTGGAAGCACACGCGGCCCTGCTTGTCCTCGTACAGGTTCGCAATACCAGGAAACTCGGCGTCTGCGGCGTCCCGCATCGCGACGAGAATGCTGTCTCCGGGGTCGTACTTCGTCTCCTGTACCGCCACGTTCCCTGTGAAGATCACGCGGCGGGTGGAGTGGATACCCGCGTCCTCCGCCAGCTGGTTCAGCCGGGTCTGAACGTCGGTGTCCTCGTAGAACACCACGCCCTCCGAGGATCCGGGCGGCAGCGCATCACCGAACGATCCCGGTAGCATCTCCACCCCCGCCAGGTACTCGAACACGCCCACACATGACATCTCGATGTTGGCGACCACGCCGGCGGGGTTGAACGTGTACCCGTAGTCGTCGATGATCCCCCGGAACTGCTCCACCCACGTAGACGTAACCGGGTTGAACAGGTTCAAGGAGATCTGCTTCCCGTCGATCTCGTCGTAATAGGGGCTCGAGGAGTTGTTCGGGTCGAAGATCCCCCACCGGTCGTTCAGCAGCACCGTCGCCGTGCTCGTCTCCGTCTGGTCGAACTCCGTCTGCCGCCCCCGCCGGATGGTGATGCCAGCAACCAGGCTGGGGTGGTCGTCGTCGATGCGCGTCCAGGTGGGGGACGCGGCGAGGGGGCCGTCGTTGAACGCGATGCAGACCCGACCGGTGGGCACCGGCTAGCCGCCCGTCACAGAAGGGCCGCGCTTCTGTATTGGGTTGCGCCGTTTGCGGGTTCGCTGCCTACGGGTGACGGTCGCCTCAACCGGGGCGCCGTCGATGTAGAGGTTAAACGAGGTGGGTGCGGTGGCGCCGGCGGGGACGGCCATGCCGAACGCGCCGAGCTGCCGGGTGGGGACGGTGCCGCCCACACCGACCTGGGACAGTCGGCCGCGTAGCGCACGCGTCTCGTCAGGACTCAGGCCAAGCCCGCGTAGGATCGCGTTCGCGCTGGTCTTCCGGAACTTGGTGGCCGGGCCGTTCTCATCCCCGAAGTCGTTGAGCTTGTCGGTGACGTCATCCAGCATCCCGTCGATCGTGCCACGCACCTCCTCGCTGATCTTCCCGAACCCGCCAGCCAGCACCTTGCGGATCCGCTGGAGCGTGGTTCGCATCGCCGGGGTGTCCAAGACGGTGCCGCGGATCTGCTCGCCGATCGTGCCGAGTGTCTTCTTGAGGGACGGTACCGTGGGGATGAGCTCCGACCCGCCAGGGCCGAGGCCAAGCGCCAAGAACTGGCGAGTATCGCGGGCCTCCTGCAACGCCGCAGCTTGCTGCTGCCGCACCCCGCGGATCTGCCCGATAACCCCCAGCAGCTCCTGCTCGTTCGCCAGCACGTCCTTGCCGGCTGCGATCTGGGCGCGAAGGAACCGTGCGAGTCCGCGGAGGGCGGCGAGGTCGTCGGCGAGGCTGGGGGTGAGCGATGCCCACGCGACCTTGCTGGACAGCGCGTCCGAGATCGCCTGATCCTTCTGGCGGATAGCTTCGGCGGCCTGGTTGGCGATATCCTTGGTGGTTGTGGCGATCCGCCGGATCACATCCAACAACTGATCCTCAAGATTCAACTTACGGGTGATGTCCTTCGTGACGGCGATACGGTCGCGGATGACCTCGGCGATGCCTCGCAGCTTCCGCAGTTGTCCGCGTAGGGTCGGCACGTCTTGGACGCGGTCGATCATGCGGGTGATCCGCTGGTCGAACCAGCCGTTGCGTTGGACTGCGGTGACGCCAGCGTTTCCTCCTGCCGCTCCTGCCGCGGCAGAGGTGGACGCGAGGCGTGGGAGCGAGTCAAGGTTCCGTTGCCATGCGTCCACCATCTGATCCCCAAGTAGGGTGGTGAGGAACGGGGTGGCAGAACCAAGGAACGCGTCCCCGTACTCGCGGCCGGCGTCCTTGCCTGCCTTCTTGACTCCCGGTTCCTGGCCGGCGAGAGCCCGTCCCAACGCGCCGGAGTCCCCGAATAGGATCTTGCTTACGTCCAGTTCGCGGGCCCCCTCCAGTACCTTTTGGAGACCGAGTGGATCGCCACCGAAGAACTTCTTGGCGATGACGATCTCGATGACGAGCGGACTGAGGCGGGCGATCAGTGTGAGCCGCTTGAGGAGTAGCGCGACGCCGCCCGTGGCTGCCGTTCCTCCTGCCGCTGTGGTGGATGCCACACCGAGCGCCTCGACCGCGGTTGCCATCTTCACGACCTTGCTCACGACCATCGCGGTGACGAGCAGCTTCACGGCGTTCTCCAGCCCGCCGACCGCCTGCACGACCGGGGCGAGAATGTCATGGAACGCCTTGATTACCTCGGTGACTCCCTCCACTACGGAGCGGAGGTCGCGCTGTACCCGCTCCTGGTTCTCCGTCTTGTCCAGCCACTCCGACAGGGGCTCCACGATCCCTTCGAGCGCCGGCAGCAGCGCCTCCCCCAACGTGATCTGCAAGTCGTTGACGCGGTTGCGGAAGATCAGGAGCCGAGACGCCGTCGTCTCGTAGCGTTTTGCCGCCTCCTCCGTTAGCGCGTTGTTCTCCGCGTAGGCGTCCGTGCTGACCTCCACCGACCGCCTCACTAGATCCTGAGCACCGGCCGTCCGCAGCAGCGCGTCCCGCACCCTGATCTCACCCAACTTCAACTGGTCGAGAACGGCGAAAACGTTGGCGCCCTCGTCCGTCATGCGGCCCAGCCCTTCAACGAACTGGGTGACGGCTTCGGCGGCGTCGGTGCTGAACAGGTTGCGGAACTCCTCGCTACTCTGGCCCGCCACCTTGGCGAACAGGTCGAGCTGCTTGCCGCCGGACGCGACGGCCTTGGCCATGTCGGCGAACACACGGGCGAAAGCTGTGCCCGCCGCCTCGGTGTTCTCACCGAACACGGTGGCGAGTGCGTTGCCGAACCCGAGGATCTCCGCCTGAGACAGCCCGATCTGGTTCCCGGCACCGGCCAGGCGGGCGGACACGTCGAGGATCTGGCCCTCGAACGACGCGAACTGGTTGCCGAGTTCCACAAGTGACGAACCGAGGTTGCGGAACTCCTGCTGTGGCAGTTGGGTGACGGTGGCGATCCGCGCCAGCCCGGTAGCCGCGTCTTCGGCAGCTAGCCCTGTAGTCGCTCCCAGGTCAGCGGCTACACGCGTGAACGCGAGCAAAGAATCGGTGGCTACTCCAAGCTGGCCGCCTGCTTCGCCGAGTCGGTTGAGTTCGTCGACGCTGACGGGGATCTCGCCGGCTAGGTTGCGGAACCCTTCCGACAACGCGGCGAACTGCGGCTCCGTGGCGTCCACGGTCTTGCGGACACCAGCGAACGACGACTCGAAGTCGATCGCGGCACCGACGGTGTCGCGTAGCGCGACCCCGAACCCGACCACGCCTGCGGTGGCGGCGGTGAACCCCAGGCCGCGGGCGAGCGAGCGACCGGTGCCGACCATGGTGGCTTGGAACGACTTCGCCTCACGTGAGGATTTGCGGAACGCCCGGATCAGGTCGCGTTCGTCGCCGAGGATCTTGAGGACGATTTCAGCCATCGGCTATCCGGTCGATCGTGTGGGCCATCCGGCCGAGGGCGCGTTCGACGTCCGCCCGTATCCGCGGGGTGAACGCCACCGCCGTCGGTTCGTACGCCCGTTTCATGATCAACTCACCGAACCTGGGACGCCTGCGTGGATCCAAGCCGCGCCCCTTCACGCCACGCCGGCGTGGTACCACCCACACCGCTCGAGCACCCACCCCAACACGGTTGTCGGCCCACGCCATCGTCATCCGGCGGATGCCGCGTAGCTCCAGCCCGGTGGCGTACTGGGCCATTGGCTTCGCCACGTCCTCATAGACGTGCTTGAAGTCGTCGGCCGCTTGGGCGTCCACCACCTTGAGGGCACGTTGGAAGTCCGCCATCCCGGTGAGGACGAGCATGGGAGGTGCTGGCATTCAGTCGCCCCGGTACTTGGCGTCGAACAAGAGGGCGGCACCCATCAGATCGGTTGGTTTCACGCCGCCGAGCTCTCGCGGGCCGAGGTGGAGGATGTGCCCGACCTCGTAGTCGTAGTAGCTCTCGGCAGGCCTGCCTGTACGTCCGAACCGTTCGGCGAACCGTTCCCACCAGTCACGCTCGAGGGCGGCGTTGAGCTGTCGTTCCCGAGCGAGCCGCTCAATGATGGCTTGCTGGGCTCGCTCGTCGACGCCAAAGGGATCTCATCCTCCGGCGCCTCAGTCACCAGCCCTTGGAGGGCGTCCAGTACGTTCGCGGCCCCGACGAGAC